ATGGCACTGAATATTCCATTCAGAAATGCGTACTATCGTTTTGCATCCAGTTACTCATTTCTCTTTTTTATTTCCTGGTCGCTGTGGTGGTCGTTATACGCTATTTGGCTGAAAGGACATCTAGGGTTGACAGGGACGGAATTAGGTACACTTTATTCGGTCAACCAGTTTACCAGCATTCTATTTATGATGTTCTACGGCATCGTTCAGGATAAACTCGGTCTGAAGAATCCGCTCATCTGGTGTATGAGTTTCATCCTGGTCTTGACCGGACCGTTTATGATTTACGTTTATGAACCGTTACTGCAAAGCAATTTTTCTGTAGGTCTAATTCTGGGGGCGCTCTTTTTTGGCCTGGGGTATCTGGCGGGATGCGGTTTGCTTGACAGTTTCACCGAAAAAATGGCGCGAAATTTTCATTTCGAATATGGAACAGCGCGCGCCTGGGGATCTTTTGGCTATGCTATTGGCGCGTTCTTTGCCGGCATATTTTTTAGTATCAGTCCCCATATCAACTTCTGGTTGGTCTCGCTATTTGGCGCTGTATTTATGATGATCAATATGTGTTTTAAAGATAAGGATCACCAGTGCGTAGCGGCGGATGCGGGAGGGGTAAAAAAAGAGGATTTTATCGCAGTTTTCAAGGATCGAAACTTCTGGGTTTTCGTCATATTTATTGTGGGGACGTGGTCTTTCTATAACATTTTTGATCAACAACTTTTTCCTGTCTTTTATGCAGGTTTATTCGAATCACACGATGTAGGAACGCGCCTGTATGGTTATCTCAACTCATTCCAGGTGGTACTCGAAGCGCTATGCATGGCGATTATTCCTTTCTTTGTGAATCGGGTAGGGCCAAAAAATGCATTACTTATCGGTGTTGTGATTATGGCGTTGCGTATCCTTTCCTGCGCGCTGTTCGTTAACCCCTGGATTATTTCATTAGTGAAGCTGTTACATGCCATTGAGGTTCCACTTTGTGTCATATCCGTCTTCAAATACAGCGTGGCAAATTTTGATAAGCGCCTGTCGTCGACGATCTTTCTGATTGGTTTTCAAATTGCCAGTTCGCTTGGGATTGTGCTGCTTTCAACGCCGACTGGGATACTCTTTGACCACGCAGGCTACCAGACAGTTTTCTTCGCAATTTCGGGTATTGTCTGCCTGATGTTGCTATTTGGCATTTTCTTCCTGAGTAAAAAACGCGAGCAAATAGTTATGGAAACGCCTGTACCTTCAGCAATATAGACGTAAACTTTTCCGGTTGTTGTCGATATCTCCCTATCCCTCAACCGGAAAATAATAATACTAAAGTGCTTAGCCCTGCTAATAATCACCTAATCTAAACGCCTCATTCATGTTCTGGTACAGTCGCTCAAATGTACTTCAGATGCGCGGTTCGCTGATTTCCAGGACATTGTCGTCATTCAGCGACCTGTCCCGTGTATCACGGTCCTGCGAATTCATCAAGGAATGCATTGCGGAGTGAAGTATCGAGTCACGCCATATTTCGCTATCAGGATTCTGTGTGATGGTTACATCGCCCGGCCCAGGGCTGTTTAGTCATCAGCGCTTTCTGACAGTGCTGAGATTTCAACCTGTTGCAGTAAAAATGAGTAGATATAAGGCAAGTGTGCTGCCAAACCTATCTTTTACGGGGTGAAGGTAGATTTCGTTTGAAGGGTATCTGGTGTCCCCTGCAGACATCTACTTGAGGCGGCAGGGGATTGATTGGAATGGTGTTTTTTAGATGTGAAAAATATTTTACCCGCTATTTTACCCATTGGCGCGGCTTAAGAGCTTATTTTTGAATTCACAATGGTCACGATATAACCATCTTGCTCGTCCGTGGATAACTTTGGCTTTTGGCAGGTCGCCGGACTTAATCCGGTCGTAGATGAAGGTTTTACCAAAGCCAGTATCGGCCATGATGAATTTCAAATCAACCAGTGAATCAGGTTGTAGTTCGTGTTGCATGAGTGCTATCTCCGAATAGGGAATCGAACCTGCAAATCAGGCAAGAAAAAGCCGCATTGATGCGGCGATGGTAGGTCTGGATATCATTGAGCAATGAACAGGCCTCATCGAGTGTGAGGCTGTATGATTCCATGGTTACCTCTGCTTTTTGAACGCATGTCACGTAACTTCTTAATGTGTTCTGCCGTTTCGATCTCTTCTGCTATCCGATCTGCATCAGCTTTATTCACAGGTTCAAAGTCATGATTAAAGCGGAACATGCTGGCGATACATGTTCTGCCTTTTCGGATGTAGTGAACTTTGTTGTGGGTAGAACGCAGGATTTTGCAGGGAGTGCCGTGGTGGTCGACGTACCAGGTGTTAGGAAAAATGATTCTGAACATTTTTACACCTCAGTTGGACGATGTTGAAATTTGCTGCTTTGAGGCCATCACAGTCCCCATTGTTTGTTCTTAAGTTCGATCTCCTCCTGGCAACTTGCACAAGTCCGACAACCCTGAACAGCCAGGCGTCTTCGCTCATCTATCGGATCGCCACACTCACAACAATGAGTTGCGGATACAGTCTGGTAGTTCAGACGACGTATTTTTATTGCTGTATTGCGCTGTAATTCTTCGATTTCTGATGCTGAATCAATGATGTCTGCCATCTTTCATTAATCCCTGAATTGTTGGTTAATACGCTTGAGGGTAAATGCGAATAATAAAAAAGGAGCCTGTAGCTCCCTGATGATTTTGCTTTTCATGTTCATCGTTCCTTAAAGACGCCGTTCAACATGCCGATCGCCAGGCTTAAATGAGTCGGTGTGAATCCCATCAGCGTTACCGTTTCGCGGTGCTTCTTTAGTACGCTACGGCAAATGTCATCGACGTTTTTATTCGGAAACTGCTGTCTGGCTTTTTTGATTTCAGAATTAGCCTGACGGGCAATGCTGCGAAGGGCGTTTTCTTGCTGAGGTGTCATTGAACAAGCCCCATGTCGGCAAGCATAAGCACACAGAATATGAAGCCCGCTGCCAGAAAAATGCATTCAGTGGCTGTCATACCTGGTCTCTCTCATCTGCTTCTGCTTTCGCCACCATCATTTCCAGCTTTTGTGAAAGGGATGTGGCTAACGTATGAAATTCTTCGTCTGTTTCTACTGGTATTGGCACAAACCTGACTCCAATTTGAGCAAGGCTATGTGCCATCTCAATACTCGTTCTTAACTCAACAGGAGATGCTTTGTGCATACCGCCTCCCGTTTATTATTTATCTTCTCAGCCAGCCGCTGTGCTTTCAGTGGATTTCTGATAACAGAAAGGCCGGGAAATACCCAGCCTCGCTTTGTAACGGAGTAGACGAAAGTGATCGTGCCTACCCGGATATTATCGTGAGGATGCTTCATCGCCATTGCTCCCCAAATGCAAAACCAATTTCAGCCAGTGCCTCGTCCATTTTTTCGATGAACTCCGGCACCATCTCGTCAAAACTCGCCATGTACTTTTCATCCCGCTCAACCACGACATAATGCAGGCCTTCACGCTTCATACGCGGGTCATAGTTGGCAAAGAACCAGGCGTCTTTTCCGGTTACCCACATGCTGTACTGCACCTGGGCCATGTACTCGGACTTAATGGCTTCGAAACCGCCGAGGCGGAATTTCATAAAGTCGCGGGAGGTGAACGGGCATTTCAATTCGAGGCCGAAATCGTTACTGCAAAGGCCGTCAGGGGAGCATGCAGTGCGCATGCTCTCGTCACGGAACAGGATCGGAGACTCCGTGACTTTCACGTCAGTAGTGAACTCGAAGAGGGTGCGGGCGTCTTCCTCGTACTGCTTGCCCCAGGCCAGAGCCTTGGCGTTAACCTCTGGCGCGACGCCGGTGCATACCTCGGCGAGTAGGGTGTGGAAGTAGGACATCTTCATGCCCGTCCATTTGGTGCCGGAGCGCGGCTTGGAAATGACGTTGTGAGCGTCAGAGGCAGTAATAACTCCGAGTCTCGCCCTTGCCCATGTCTCGCTGCCTTGCTCAATTTGTGCAATTGGCCCAAATATTTGCTCAAATTTAATGAGCCACCTGTTATCCATATTTCCTCTCCTTTCGGCAGTTGGCTCTTGGCGGGATGCTAATCCCTCTATTGTTGTAGCCATGACACCATTTGTGGATGGTTGCTGATTTCACGCCAAAATGATTCGCCGCGGCTCCGGCGCTTTCAAAACGCAACCCATCAACAAACCAGTAAAACGATGTACTTCTGTTTTCCGCCTGCTTGGTAACCGTTGCCCATCTGCAATTGTCTTTTGAATACGGGCCTTCATTGTTCTTCCGATCTAGCTGATGCTTAGGCGTAGGAGGTGGCCCCATATCTTCAAGAAATAGCTCGAACGTCAGCCATCTTTCGCAGATACCGCGCTTACTGTATTTTTCGAAGTCTTTGTTGTTCGGGTTCGTGCAGCGGTTTTTCATTCCGCTCCAAATCCTGTAAACGCGGGTATTTCGCTGGCCGTGAGTGGCGTTTTTTCCTGCCATGCATCCGCAGCTGCTTATTGAACTGTTTTTAAGCTGATTTGCGGCTCTATAGCAGGAATTACCGCACACACAAAGGCATAGATACATCCTTCTACCTCTCAGCATGTGCGAGCATTCTTTGACGGTTAAGTGCCCATATTTTTCACCGGGCATAAGTGGATTGGCGTTCATGCTGCCGCCTTTTGCCTGAGGAACCCGAGAGCCTTAACACCTTCCATTTCTGTCAGGTCGGCTGGCTGCGAGATAGGGCGTTTGAAAATGCGTGAACAGAGAGGGAGAAGATCGGCATCCCATGTCTTATCCAAAGAGACAAGGAGGTCGTTTATCTCTTTCTGCGTGGCTTCGCTAAGCGGCGTTATATCGCGCTCAGGCTGACGCTCTGCTGTAAAGTTGATACCTTCTTCGCCCTCGGTGTTAACGTGGTCTATGGCGGCGTCCAGGCGCTCACGGCGAGGCCAGTATTTTGCTGCCTGCTTCACGACCGTCTTGAGGATCATCTGCTCTTCATCGGTGACCCATGGACACTTCTTGCTATTGTCGGATTTGTACTTCTTCCACGCTTCTGAGCGGTCACGGATGGAGTAGATGGCATCGATGCGCATCGTATGGGTGAGGTAATCACCATCGTCAGTTTTTACCGTTACATACGCGCCTACGATGTCCCCGCGCTGCTCTTCAGTATCGAAGTCGTTGTAGATGTGGATTGGCGGCTTATCGAGCCCCTCGCGGCGGAACTGGTCGTTTCTTCGAACAATAGCCGACTGGCACCACTTAATGGCGCCAGACTGCTGCGCGATGTGCATCAGGCCCATGTAACTGATGTCTAGGCAAATAGCCCCTTTACGCGGAACCAGGTAAGCCAGCTTCTGAGCTGGGTTTAGCGAAATACCGATAGCCGCAACGTTGATGATTGCGTTCTGTGTGCTGGTCTGGTTCTGGAAAGCGACTTTCGCGAGGTAGTCGTTGTTCTGAAATAGTTGGATGGCAAACTGGCTTTCCTTCGCCCACACCATCCGCTCGTCTGTGGCCGCCTTCATGAAAAGCGGCTCCTGTTGTTTGACGAAATCAACAAGGGTTAAGCTCATAGCCCCTCCTTAAAATGGGCAGGTTGGATGAAGGCGATCCCACTCTTCTTCGGCGCGGTCGTAACAGATGCGTGTGACATAGTCGTTATAGGCTTCCTCTGCCTTTTCACCGACTAGTGCCATTTGCGCTTCTTTTGGGAGAAACAGGCTACTCATTTGCAGAGCATATTTCGGGAACATGGCGATCAGTTCTTTCGCCCGGTCGTCGATCCACTTCTCTTTCTCGTCGGTGAGTTGCTGCTCAACCCACCGCCGATCTTCGATGCGGTCGTAAGTGAGGTATGCGTTCATGGTTGCCTCAGTAATGAATTTTCGCGCAGGGGATCAGGTCATCTTTCAGAGCGGTAAGCACTTCGATAGCCTGCTCTCGGGTTAAGCTGGTTTGGCTGGTGAGCGCGTTAACGATGTTGGTGCCGACCGTCTTGCGGTGCTTAACGTCAGCTTCACGCTTTGCCTGCTCATCGGCGAGGCGCTTCTCTTCGGCCAGGCGGGCATCTTCGGCCTGTTTGGCCTTCAGGCGCTCGGCTTCAACCGCCGCGGCTTTTTCGCGTTCCGCCCGGGCTTCCGCTTCCTGCTTCTCGCGAGCTGCACGCTGTTCCGCTTCGACGCGCTGGCGCTCCGCCAGTTCAGCGCGGGCTTTCTCTTCGGCTTCACGGCGCGCTGCGGCTTCAATCTCCGCTTTGTGCTTCGCTTCGGCATCGCAGCGGGCTTGTTCTGCCGCTTCCTGTTTCAGCCGCTCATCACGTTCACGCTGAGCCTGTTCCGCCAGACGGCGCTGCTCTTCGCGGTCACGGTCAAAATCCTTGTTCATCAGTAGAGCCATTTCGTGGTCCGCTTCGAACTTGGCAGCCAGCTCCTGATCGAACCTGATGTTCATCTCCAGCGCTTCGGCGTGCATCGCGTTCATGGCTTCTTCAGCCTTAATGCGTTCCTGCTCGGCTTCCCATTCGGTGAGTGGGCGGCGGGTCGCATCGCGCAGCTCGTCGCAGGCATCAACGAATCGCTTAATTTCGGCCTCGGCAGGGCGTACAGCCTCTTTCAGGCGCTTCAGGTACTCACGGCCCGGCTTTTCGATTGCCGTCTTGCTGCGGGACACCTGCGCTGCCAGAGAGGCAACACGGTCACGGCCTTTCTTCGTGGACAGGTCCGGCACTTCGTTTACAGCCTGGCGGATTTGCTCAAGGTACGCGTCAAGGCCGCCCGCTACGTAAAGCACTGGGGCCTGTTCCGGCTTGATTTCGATGACAGTTAAGTCCGTTACTTCGCTCATGGTTTCTCCTGAAATTTGGATGTGCAGATCCCGCCCGCGTAATGCCAGGCCGATCGGTTGAATAGGGTGGTTACTGCTGCGCGATGGATTTCGCCGGGAACTCGCCGTTGCGGATGATGCTTTCTACCGGCCAGCACTCAGCTGACACTTTCTGCTCTGTAGCTGCCAGGCTGCATTCCTGCTGGCTGTCGTAAACGCCGAGAATGACATCCTGATAATCACCGTTGGTCATTGCCACGGTCAGGACGAGTGCGAATAAAGTTTCCATCAGTGAAGAGTCCTCCCGATGGCGACGGCGTAAAGGCGTTTTGCTTCTTCCCACGCCGGAGCATTGCGATGGAGCACCGCGAACGACGCGAGCCGTTGGGCCTCTCTGATCTGCTGCTGGTTTACCATGATTTCCTCTTGGCCTTATCGCGGCGAACGGAACGGTTAATACAAGACTTCAACGCATTTATTCAGTGTTTCAATGGGCGGTGGATGGCCGCCGGTTGTCATAACTAAGCAACCTCTTTGAAGTTGCTGAGGTATGGCCGATAAAAAACCCGCCGGAGCGGGTTACTTAATTAGTGAAGCTGCGTATTCGAGGAGATACAGTTTTGGGGCCAGCCAGATTTTTAGCCACGTCAGGTCAGATAAAACGACGAAGGCGATGACCGAATACAGGAACATAATGGTGCCAAAAAACACTGAGGAAGCACTGATAGTGCCGTCTTTGTCCCAGACCAATGTAGGTCTATATTTTGGCTTTCCGCGTTCCCATGAATATCCCTCGTCGCCATAAACTCCGTCCTGCTCGCGCTTCATCATTACCCTGAAGAATTTAATCGCAACCGGGATAGTCGCCAGAATAACCAGCGTGAGCATCATGCTTTTGGTAAATTTCCATACCAGCAACTGATGCACAACTTCCGGAATCTGCGCCTGGCTAAATGACACCGCAGCATCGATGCCATTCGCCGCTTTCTGTAACAGCTCAACGAGAATTTTGTTCGCTTGGTCGTTCATGATTACCCTCTGTAATTACCCGCAAAAAAGGCCGCCATCAGGCAGCCTCAGCTTGAATTAGTGCCGGGATTTTTAGCCACGCCCGGCGCGTGGTTTCCCGCTATTCCCCAACAGCAAGAAATCGCTTACTCTTTAATCTCCCCAACAGTAGAAAGGATATATTCATGCAAACCATGCGGACCGTGTGCCCTGACTGTGGAAGTGAGATGTTCAACCAGCCCGATGATTTTGACTTTGAGACAAATTTCACCGGCGTCAGTTGTGCTGACTGTGGTCGCGAAATCACTAAGGACGATGTTGTCAATCAGGCCACGGACACGGTCAAAAAACAGCTCGACGACATGCTCAGGAATTCCCTCAAAGGAACTGGCTGGAAGTTCGACTAATTTCAAAAGCTCCCCGAACTGAGTAAGTACCTCGCTGGCGTCTACGTTAAGCAGTAGTGGCGCCGTTTTTTTATCTGCCATACACACTCCTCTTTTTGTTTACCGTCAGCCCCTCGCAAAGAGCTGCTGGTAAACTTCGCCACACTCTCGCAGTGGCCGCGCACATGCCCTTGAGACCTTGTCGCTCATCGCCGCTCATAACCGGTGCGCGTCTGGCGTTCGCGCTGCTTTACCGGAGCTTGTTTTGATATAAGAACCTTGACCCATCACTACACAGGCTCGCCATTCGGCGACTCAGGGCGGCATCATTACTGCTGCATTGCCTTTAGGCTGCGGTCTGTCCGCTTTAGTGCTTCATTGGAATCACTCCTCTAATTTGATGGTTTATTTTTTTACCCTGCATCCGACATTGTCCGCCGCTTGCCCGTCGTGCCATTTTATGAACCTACCCCCATGAGGGCTGGGAATCGCCGGGGAACTGAGTTATGCGAATCTCTTCGCTCAACCTCGGATGCAATTTCTGATTTGTTAAAGAAGCAGGCGACTTGCTGTCCGCCGCTGGCTAACTTCGCTCAGCTGTCGATGTTTCGTTTCGATGAGTCAAAGATACAGATAAAACTGTATTTCCGTCAACAGACAAAACTGTAATTTGCGTTGTAATTTACACATGTATCTGTAATAGAAGGTTATTTATTTTTGTTGAGGCGAAAAAAAACCGGCAAATGCCGGTTTATTTGGATGGGGTAGGATGGTTAGCGCTTTCTGCGGTAAATTCGGTGCTCAATCATCACGCCGATGATAGTTAAATGCTGATGATCGCTATTGATAACCGGGTAATCATTATTGAGGGGGACAAGTTCGAAATGCTGTCTTCCGTTATTGTCCGTATAAGTTGGACGATATTTTTTGAATGTCGCCTGATCTCCGCCGTTTTTGGCAACAACAAATTCACCAGGAGCGGGCTCAATCTCTGGATCAACAATAATCACATCGCCAGCTTTAAAATCAGGCTCCATCGAGTCGCCCTCAATACGCAAGGCAAAGCTGTGTTCTGATAAATCAAGATCAGTAAGAATGTATTCAAGACTGCCATCAAACGCCTCTATCGGGCTTTTTTCTGCAAGTGCCCCTGCTTGCACATAGCTTATCAACGGAACTCTCCTGCTGTTCACTTCTGCCAACGGCATAAATGCGCCGCCATTCATCAGCCAGTCTGCATCGCAGCGCAATGCTTTAGCTATGCCGATTATATTACGCGGCTTAAGCGTTTTCCCATCCTCAATGCTTTGCCAGGATTGCTGACGAATACCAGCCTTTTCTGCTGCTTCTGTTTGCGTCAGGCCAAGTTCAATCCTTTTCTGTTTTACGCGATCTGCAAGGCTCATAAATTCCTCTCTTCATATGCCCTGATGGTCACAGCAAAAACTGTATTTGACAAACAGAAATAGCTGTCAGAGAATACAGATAAAACTGTGGAGGGCATATGGAAACAATTTCTCATCGCCTCAAACAAAAACGTGAAGAGATGAACCTTTCTCAATCCAAGCTGGCCGCTTTGGTTGGCATGAGTCAGCAATCTCTTCAGGCCATCGAGGCTGGTGCTACGAAGCGCCCACGTTTTTTGGTTGAGTTGGCTCGCGAGCTTAACTGCGAACCGGAATGGCTTCTTTTCGGAGACGCCAAAAATAAATCAACTGCCGCCTGACCGGCGGCCATAACCAATTAAATCAGAGGAATTATCGCAAATGGAGACCTTAACGACACGCAACAAAGCGGAGGCACGACGAATTGAGAGCTGGGTGCAGCGGCAAATCGCAGATCTTGGGACAACCAGGATCGCCGAAGTAGCTGGCGTGAACAAATCAACCGTAAGCCGGTGGCGGGAGAACCTGGTGCCGAACATGTCGCTGCTGCTCGCCATCCTGATTTCTAGCAGGGATGGAGTGAAGGGAGATTTTGAAGCATGAACGCAGAAAGGGCAAAAGCCGCGGTGCTGGAACACCAACGGCTTTCAGGTGGAATTAACTGGATCAATTCACAGGAGCAATTATGGCAAACACTGCCGAAGTAATCAATTTCCCTGTGCCTGACGTGGCACCTAAGGAGCCGCGCGTGGCAGATCTTGATGATGGCTATACGCGCATCGCCAATGAACTTCTGGAGGCTGTCATGCTGGCTGGATTGTCTCAGCATCAGCTGCTGGTCTTCATGGCAGTAATGCGCAAAACATACGGTTTCAACAAAAAGGCAGACTGGGTAAGCAATGATCAGTTATCTGCCCTGACCGGCATCCTCCCACACAAATGCTCTGCTGCTAAAAGCGCGTTAGTTAAGCGCGGGGTATTTACCCAAATCGGGCGAACTGTGGGGATTAACAAAGCGGTCAGCGAATGGGTGAAATTACCCAAATCAGGTAACGAAAATAAAGTTTACCTGAAAGAGGTAAATTTACCCGTATCAGGTAAGAAATGTTTACCCGAATCAGGTAACGACACTTACCCAAATCAGGTAAACACAAAAGACAAACATACAAAAGACAATAAAGACAATATTAATAAACCCCCTAAATCCCCCAAACCGGCTTCGTTCGATCCGGCCGGTGTTGACCTTCCTGAATGGCTGTCAGTTTCAGTCTGGAAGTCATGGGTCGATTATCGTCGCGACCTGAAGAAACCGATCAAGTCTCAGCAGACGGTTACCCAGGCCATCAACCTGCTCGAGCGTTGCAAGTGCAGCGGATATCAGCCTGAAGAAATCATCAACCAGAGCATTGCGAACGGCTGGCAGGGATTGTTTGAACCGAAAGGCATCAAGCAGCCAGCCCGCAATCAGACTCGCGTATCCGAGAACTTCGCTGGCAAGGACTATGGCCAGACTGAAATCCCGTCATGGGCGAGGGACTGAGTATGGAGCTGCTCGAAAAAATCGACGCTATCGAAAAAATGCTGGAAGTTCTCGGCAGGCCGCCAGAGCAACTCCCTAACTGCGAGACCGTCTTCGAAACGGTGCTTTGCGAGAAACACGGCGAATACGAACAGCGTAAACGCGTGCTTACCAGCAGCCTAATCAAGCTGCCGTCGCCGCCGACTCGTTGTCCGGGCTGCCTTCGCGATGAGCTGAGCTTCCTGTATGACGAGAAAAAGCGTTGGGAAGACCGCACTCGCCAGCAGAACATCGATCGCCTGCTGCGTCAGCTCGAAATCCCTGAGCGCTTTGTGACGTGCACGCTGGAAAACTATCAGCCGGTTGGCAAGGAGTCAGAACGTGCGCTGCGGGTTTGTCAGGCGTATGCCGCGAAGTGGCCCGAGCGGCTGAAGCAGGGAGGTGGTCTGGTGATGTGCGGCAAGCCGGGAACCGGTAAAAACCACCTTGCCCTGGCGATCGCCCGTGATGTCATCGAGAAACACCAGAGCCCGGTAATTTTTACCACCGCGCTGAAGATTGCCCGTGAGTTCAAATCAACGTGGTCGAAAACTGCGACGCGCAGCGAGAACGACGTGATTGCGCACTTCACCACTCCGGACCTTTTGATCATCGACGAGGTTGGCGTCCAGTTCGGCAGCGAGGCCGAGAAGCTGATCATGTTCGAAATCATCAACACCCGGTACGAGCGGATGAAGCCGACCATCCTGATCAGCAACCAGACCAAAGAAGAGTTGGCAGCGTTCGTGAGTGAGCGTGTTATTGACCGCATGAGCGACGGCGGCGGGTGCACGCTGTCATTCACCTGGGATTCTTACCGTTCCAAGGGGGCAGCATGACCATAACAATCCGTGAGCAGGTGCTGGCGGCCCTGCGCAATAACCCAGGGCTGAATAGTGCTCGTATTGCCAGCATGATCGGCATGACCACAAAAAAGATTTCCGGCCCGTTAAGCACGCTGCTGGCAGACGGCCTGATCGAGTTCGAAGGCAAGCACGGACAGCGGCTTTATCGGCTGACCGATTACGGCATGAAATACGCACCAGAAACAATCCCGGCTATGCCGAAGGGAAATTCGAAGCTGGTGCAGCGTACAGAGGCAAACGTGATCTGCCAGGAGTGCCGCAACAGCGCGGCGATGAGAAGAATTTTAAGCGTATACGGGGTGAGAGCATGAAAAATAATACACAGCCAGCACTGAAAGAACGAATCGAAAAGGCACTTGAAGACTTCACCAAAGGCCGCGCCAGCATGCATGTTCCTCCGCTTGATACCGATGTTGATGTGGTGCTGGCGGAATGCAGTGACCGATTATCAGAGCTTAAAGCCAGATGCGCGGCGCTGGCTGCGGAGAGTGCGATGTTGAAGCAACGGACACAGCAACTTATCGACATCATTAGCAATACTGACAATAACTACTGCATGTGTGGTTCTGCTATGAAAAACCACGTGCACGGCGGATGTGGTTATCCTACTGGCATGTTCGATTATTACTACAACCAGTGGCTGGAGTCAGATAACAAAACCCCAGCCACCGATGCTTTTCTGGCTGAAGTGCGGGCGCAGGGTGTGACCGAATACTCCAGTAAGCGAGGGTTCTCATTCCAGCACGGAAGTATCCATGCACACTTCGGTACCGGCGATGTGATGGTGGGTTCGGTGACATTCGAAAACGGTGATGCCGGAATTAACTTCGCTCCAGTTCGCGAGAAAACTGGCGGCGTTGGCACTCATTACGAATGGACTAAAGGCAAAACAGCGGAACAGGTCGATTCAGTTTTTGTCATTGCCAGCAGTAACGCCGAAGGCCTTGAAGTTATCCGAGACAAGCTATCAGAGGCTATCGCCCAGCTTCGCAAAGGAGTGCAGTCATGAGTACTCGTCGCAAAATTAACAAAATTCTGAAAGAGAAAGGCCTGACGGCTAATGTCGAGTACGACGGAAGCGGTGCCGGTAGAGATGAATATGGTTGGTGGACCGTTACTTTCGAACCGGCATCTGCTGATTTTATTCGTCTTAAGCTGAATGAGCCCGAATTCACTGGCTCGATAGAATTTTGCGAACTCGAGGATGGGTTTGAGCAGCTTTCGGAGTTACCCGCAGTGGAGGCCGCCCAATGAGCAACATCGACAAACAGGCGCTGCGCTTAACAGCAGAGAAGGCGAAAGATAACTTCATGCCTAACCTCATGGTTCCGACTCGCGACGTGCTGGCGCTGCTGGATGAGCTGGAAGCCAAGGACAAGCGGATTGCTGATTACCACGATCTCATCAGTGGGCTGGTTGGTGTTTCGTCATCCATTCTGCGCGAAGTAGAGCACATCAATAACGCCGCCGCAGCCGGTAAAGGAGAGTGAGCATGATTCACTATCATGGCGGTCCAATAACGCCTGATACATGCGCTCTGAAGGCGTGGAAAGGACGCCATGCGTTTATCAGCTTTGCGCACTCCGGGCAGATCAATCTGGCGTCTGAATACTGCCAGTCCTTCGCACTGGACAATGGAGCATTCACTGCATGGAAAGCGGCTGGCCGGAACAAAATCGACTGGAGCGACTACTACGAGTTTGTTGATCTCTGGAAGAATCACCCTGGCTTTGACTTCGCCATCATCCCTGACGTTATCGACGGGGGAGAAACAGAGAATGATGCGCTATTGCTCGAGTGGCCGCACGGTAAATTCTTCGGCGTTCCGGTCTGGCACATGAATGAACCTGATGAGCGATTTATCCGACTTTGCAACGAATATCCCCGCGTGGCTATCGGAAGCTGCGGTGAGTACGACGTGAAGCGACCGAAGGAAGCAATAGCTAGGCTCCGTGATTTGATACGTCATGTTGTAAACGACCTTGGACAGCCGGTTGCCAAGTTACACGGGCTGAGAATGCTCAGGCCGCAAATATTTACAAGCATCCCGTTAGCTAGCGCCGACAGCACCAATGTCGCGAGAAACATTGGCATCGACAAAGCCTGGAAAGGCTCATATGCGCCAGCCAGCAAAGAGACACGCGCCGCACTAATGGTTGAGCGTATCGAGTCTCATAACAGTCCTGGCTCGCTCAACTACTGCGCTGAAAAAGACAAGTTCAACATGCAACTGCAGTTAGCAGTTTAAGGACTAACCCATGAGCACTATTACCAAAGAATTCACCAAAGAGCGCCTCGAAGAAATTGCAGAGGACGGCTTCCTGAAGCACGGAGAAAGTAAGGAGTTGGCGCGTATCGCGCTGGCATCGCTCGAAGCGGAGGCTGTACATCAGTTCATTTACAACAATCCGTATGAAGAGGGTTATACGGAATGGCTGGACTGCAATGAAGACTATTTCAATGGCGTTCCTGAAGACTGTCGACGAATTCTTTACACCGCCCCTCCAGCGCCGGTATCTGTGCCCGCTGCGATGGAAATTGATGATGACTTTGACAGCGCGTTTGA